GAGTCGAGATGCCGCTACAGCCGCAAATAATCGCTTTACCGAGTCTCCTACTACCGCAAATGCTAAAGCATACCACGCCGCTCAGGATGCAGCCGATCAGGCTGACAAAGAAGCCAAAATGATGGAATACAAGGTCGCAAAGACCGTACTTAAGGGCAATAAAGATGCGAAACAGGCTCGCATGGTTCAGCAAATGGCTCACGACAGCGGTATGGGTCAAATGGACGCTATTGATGCCTCAATGCTCTCTGGAACAGGTACATTCGCCCGAAACTTCATCAACTCAGCCATTGGTGGCGCTGAAGAGGGCGCATTTGGTGGTGTTGGATCTCGCATCGCTAAGGCACTTACTGGTGAAAATGTCGGTGGTGGCGCTGGACGAGGCACATTGAGCGGCTTCGGTAAGGGCGTTAAGAACCTCGTCAATGCCTCTAAGGCTAGCGCATCTGAAGCTGGCTGGAACCCTCTCGCACACGCAAAAAACTGGGCTACAACTGGTAACGAGCTTGGTGATCCTATTATGGATAGCCAGGTGGCTCATAACGTCCTGGATCACTACACGCAAGATCTTAAGGCGCAGGGCTATACTGGTCGCGAACTTACTGACCGGGCTAGCGTCATGGCTCGCCAAGACCCTCAAAACCTTACTCACACCTATGCTGGTTATGCTAAGGCCGCTGCTGGACTCGGTAGTGGCGTTGCTAAGGGTAGCGCAATCGAATCAGTCGTTAAAAACTGGCTCTCTGATGCTATGTCGATGGGGAACCCTAACAAGGTTTCTGAGACGGCTGCCAAGCTAATTACTCGTATGACTGTCGGCTTCCCATCGGCTGTTGGCCGAACCGTTAGCGAGGGTTTGAAGCGTACACCTGTGGTTGGCCAGCTATACGATGCTGCTAAGATCATTAGCGCTAAGGACTCGGCTGCTCGCGCATTAGCGATCAAAGAGTCGATTAAACATGCCGGTACGGCTGCTACGACTTCGGGTATTTTCTATCATCTCGGTCAGAGCGGTGCGATTACTGGCGCCTACCCATCTGATCCAACTGAGCGTGAAAAATGGACTCGTGAGGGTATCACAGAGAACTCAATCAAAATTGATGGTAACTACTACCAGCTACCGTCCTACCTTGGATCAGCTGCTCTACCAGCCATATTTGCTGCAACTCTTGGTCGAAACAACGGTGATGTGGCTAAAAGTACCAAAGAGGTGCTAAAAGCGATCCCTTCGATCCTGCCTACCAGCACTGCTGATAACCTGATGAATGTCATAAACCAGAAAACTAATGCTGAGAAATACGCTATTTCGACCGCTGCTAGCGCTACCAGGGCATTGACTCCTGCCGGTGCTTTGCTTAACCAGATCGCCAAATCGTTTGATACAACTACCAACGACACCACGACCGGCAACGCTCTCAATCAGTTTGTTGATAAGGTGATGACTGGTATTCCTGGTCAAAACAAGATGATAAATATTCCTGACAAAACTGATGCTCAAGGTAACGTCTTGCACAACCCATCGGCGCTACCCCTAGCGTTAGGTGCATCCTCGACTACACAAGATAAGGGGGTTGCTACTACCAATGCCATCAACGACAAGGCCAACGCTGACATCAAATCACTCAATGATATTGGCGCTCTTAAGGATCCAAACATCTTGGCTGTTATCGCTAATGACGACAAGGCTCAGAAGATCTATACCGCCTTGCAAGGTGGCAAACAGCTCACTCCAGCCGAGGTTAAGACGCTTCGCGCCGCTGTTACTAAGGGTGTACCGACTAACGGTGACGATACCGCCTACCTTGAAAAAGGCCAGTATGACAGTAACTTGGCGGCACTGAACGCTAAGCGCGCTGAACTGGCTGCCGACCCAACTACCAAGCCTAGCGTCCTGAAAACGATTGATCTGAACATCAAGCGTGGCCAGGTCTACAAAGACAACAACATGTCATACGATGACATCACAGCCTACAAAAACACCTCCGTTGCCGATTGGCGCAAAATGGGTGACGATACGAGCGATACCTACGATCCTGCGATGTACCAGAAGCTCTGGAACACCGATCAACTACTAACCAAGGCTGGTGCTTCATACGATCCTAAAGACCCAACCGGCGCTAAGTTCAGCGTCAAGCCTCCTGCTAAGGGTGGTAGTAAAGCTGGAGCCGTAGGTGGTGGTTGGAACGCTGGTTTTGGCCAGATCAAAGGCATTGGCGCTCCAACAGTTCAGCAATACCAGACAATCAGTCAATCTCCCGGCCAAATTCCAACTATCCAGCGAACTCACCCTAATGTAGTCCATGCAATTTCATGGCATTGATAAAATATGAGTAAAATTACCCCGGAAAGTGTAAAATAAAGCTTATGGCAGCAATAGATGATGTAACCGACTTAGCACAAGACGTATATTTTAGTATTAACGGTGCTGAAAATGACGACACTGGCGCCGATCTTACGCTATTTCAGAACGCATTTCTCCGAGCTTTTAACATTTGGATCCGCGAATACGAGACTGAGGCTTACTGGAAGGTAGCCTTGGTAAACGACTATGTTTTGGCCACTATTACTGATACTACTACCTATACATTTACGCTTCCAAACATCTATCGAACACCTGTTTTTGACCAGAATAAGTACCTGAAGTTCGTTTTGAGCGATGGTACGGTGATCGCTAACTTTGCACTCGTAAGCTCCGATCAACGCCGAGTTGACAGTGATCCAATGCGCCCCGATCGGGCAACCTTCTTGGAGGCCGGACGAGGTGGCGGCGGCACAGTCATCCTGTCTCGGCCTCCAAAATCTGAAGAAGTAGGCGCTAAAATCGTGCTTGATGTCGTTAAACTATTCCCTAAGCTCAGCCTCAGCGATTCGACTGTTCTGAGCTGGATCTACAACGATCAGATTGCCACCCTTGGAATCGCCAAGAATATGACGCTATCCGATGTTACTAAAGTCGCCCTCAGCCCTTCGTTCGCTCAAAAATACTCGAACGAGCTTAACAAGGCGCTGAACATCAATAATGCCTCTACTGAGCCAGATATGATGAATGTTGACGACAACAGTACCATCGGTGGTATCTGGTAATGGCTAACGCTAATTCAAAACCAGTACCAGTCAAGGGGTCGCAAATTGTCTCCAGTGATATTCAGACATTTGCTGGCGGCCTAGACGAACGCGGTGACTACAATATTTCACCTGACTGTTGGAGCTACGGCCTCAATATGATGGGTAACTCAGCCAATAATGCTACCAAGCGGCTGAGTAAAAAGAAGTGGTTGCCGAGCGCCACAGGCTTCAACAGCGAAATCGGCACTGTTTATTACAATGGCCAGCTTTATTACTTCATAGCCGACAATGGCCAGGTCAAATACATCCAGGAGAACGGTACTGCCTGGATTGCTTGTGGTGGTACGAACGTCATTACCACTACCCCAGGTGTGATTACTACCTTCTTGCGTACTAATAACTGGTTGCTCTGTATGAACGGTACGGATGAGTTGCGCTACATCGACATTACTACGCTCACCATGACGCAGTTTACCTTCGTAGCCGACCCTACATCAACGATTACTGCAACTCCCACTGGCATTACAAACACTGGTGCTTTTAAGGTCTACTATGGCTATACCTACAGCTCTAACGGTGGTGGAGAAACTGCAATTAGTCCGATCTTGAGCTATACGGTGTCAAAAAGCCGCTCAACTTGGGTTTCAGCAACCGAGTATTTGGCGATCAACTTTAACGATACACCACCGGCAGGGGCGACTAGTCGTAACTTATACGCTGCAATCTCCCTCCAAGGCGCTGTTCCAGTCGCAAGCGATCTCGCTATGCTTCAACCGAACATTCCGACCGGACAGGCTAGCTTCGTTGATAACGGTACTATTCCGTTTAACATCTCATACAACACAGCGCCTAGCACTAACTCAACTCGTGGCCTTAAGGCATCCGCTGGGGTTATGGCTGGTCAGGTTCCAGTGCTTTATGGCGATCCAAATAACCCTTACGACCTGAACTTTGGCGCCCTGACGGCTACTGGTGTCTCTTTTGGCGCGAATAATGGTGGCCAGCGATTGCCGCTTTTGAAGGGTACAAACTACTATCCTACCTCTGTTATTGGCTTCCGTAACAACCAGAACGTAC